CGTCTGAATTTCTGCATCGTTCAGTAAATCCAGCCGGATTAGCCATTGCCGAAGCATTCGGCCCTGATTCAGATAACGTTGGTCCGATCCATCGAGAAATCTGATCACGTCGACAGTTTGCCCGGCCCCAAGCGGCATCGGGTACTGGCTCACCGATCCAGTGCTAAGTGTGGGAAAGGTGGCCATCTAAATCTCCGCGATTACATCGTTCAGAGAGCTTGAGTTCAGCAGGGCATTCTTCACCACTTGAACTATCTCTGCACTTCTGTATTGCAGTCCTTGAATGTCTGATGTGCTCGGCGTGTTAGCGGCGGTGTAAATTCCCGTACCAGAAGCTGTGATCTTCGCGGATTGCTCTGCGCTCCCGGAATAAACTGTGTCTCCCTTCGAACTCAGGTAAACCGTTTGCTCTTGCGGGGCAGGTAGCTGGAACCGAACCAAAGGCGGCGGTCCGCTTCCATTCTTTCCCCCTCCAAACCAATTGATAATGTCTGGGATGAGTGAACCAAGTCCACCGATACTACCCAAGCCTCCGCCCAAAAAATTCGCAACCCCGCCGGAAGCCGTCTGTTTGAGCAAATCGGTCCATTTGCTTCCAGAACTCGAGACGGCTGTTCTGGTGCTGGATGGGCTTCCGAATTTAATGCCTTCCGGCACTGCTTTTGCGTTTAAGCCCTGGGTCCTTGCTTCACTGGTCTTCCCGGGATGCAATGTTTTCTGAGTGTCGGCTTGCCTTTGATTTACCAGATCGATGGGAGAAATGAGCTTGCTAATACTCGATGTATTGGGTTTGTTATGGGATAGCTGATTGACAAGATCTGAGAACGCCCTGTTAAGTTTCATCACGTTTCCTCTCCATTCGCCATGCCTGTTCCAAGACAAGAAGGGCCTCGGCCGACTTAGCCGCCATAGACCACAAACTTCCCCGCCCTGATCCTTCCCATACCCGGAACTGCTCTAGAAAATGCAAGCTCTGCGCAGTAATTAACGATTTAGGACACTGAGTTGTAAAAACTTCACCGCGTGCCCAAACTGCCTTTGTGTTCGCTTCGTGTTCTTCATGCATCCATGCGCAACTTCGGATCTTCACCAAACCGCTTGTCCGGCAACTATCGCATTTCCACGCGGCTGGCGAGGAAAACTGAAAATGGAATGCGACTAGGAGTTTTTTCTTTCTTCTTCAGACAGCCCAAGCTCAGCCTGAACGGAGGTTATGATCTCATCTGTAAGAGTTTCAGGCCCTTTCTCGATCAGCATCTCCGTGGTCGCCGGCTGTCCGTCAATGTGTAATCCATTGATCTCCGCGAGACCCCACTCCAGATATAGCCGTTGCACCATCACATCGGCCATTGAAGCCTCTAACTGTTCCGCGGGCTCGCCATTTTTCAAAAACTCATTCCGCAATACCAGCTCTCTGACTTTATTTAGTAACTCGAGCCGTCCGGCGAGCGAAGCTCTGCGAGTCGCATAGCGCACACCCTTTAAGACCTGGCTTTCGTGCCAGAGCAAGCTGGAGTACCTACAGGTTTTAGGCAAAGGCGACATAAATCTCATCGTTTGAGACCCCTTGAGCGAGGTTGTTTTTAAATTCCCATCGCAATCTCGTTTCCGAATCGTTGTAAATTGGAATTTCCGGCGTGATCTCAGGCAAAAAAATTCCCATTAGCCTTCCTTGTTGTTGTCCCAGCTGCAACATGGCCGAGATGAGACTTCGTTGTTTTGCTGCCGTGTACAAGGCGACGGTTTGATCATCATCTTGGGCGAAAACCGTAAACGTCGAGGTGACCTGCCGGGGCCCAGGCGCAAGGGCCCGCGGATAGGATGACCCAAACTCTTGGTTCCTCAGGTAAAGATTGTTCTTTAGCTCGATAGTCGCCTCCGTCAGCGTGAAGAACTGACTCGCGGTGCTGCCCAACCAGAGTTCGCCCAAGTGCCCAGGGACAATCGAGTAGTCAAACTGAGACAACGTCGGTTCTGCCGGAAACTTAGTTAGTCCGCCCATTCCTGTGACAAAACTGCTGGAGTCAATGAGATCCGCAGCAGGTCCTTTAAAAGCGAACTCATGGTAGTCGCCGTTCACCGATACTTCGAATGTGTCGACCCCGGACCCGGTGATTATGCGATCTACAGCCGTAGCCGGATCCCAGTAATCGTAAAGCGTGGCGCTCGGGAGTGTTGTCGCCAGGGCATACGTTGTCGTCGGCGCAAGCGGCGCATTCGTCGTCGGGGCGTTTGTGAACGGAGCGTTAATTGCGATCGTGGAACTGCTCGGTACGCCCGTCACAAAACGAATTTCGTTTCCATACGAAACTGCGGAGCCAACCGAGAGTCCATGATCGGTTGTCGTCTGTATTTCGGTCGAGCTCTCGACTGCGGCCACTATCAGCCCAGTGCTCAATTGCGGCGTTGCGCCAAGAGCCGCATGGAAGAGGGGGCCATAAGACGGCTCCCCAACTCCGTTCCAAGATGTCAGATACGTTCGAGTTTCGAACGCCGTCTGCCGCCGTGCATCTTTCGACATCCCTAAAGAGGTTCGTGTTCCTGTCTTGTCCAGCCTTCTACCGTGTTGTAAGACCTGTTGACCCTCCAACCGAACGGCGGGAAAGCGGTTCGCGTCTGTAATCGCTGCAGCTTGACCGTAGATTGACTCGATCGCGGCGTAAAAACGGTTTGCATTTGAAGAAATATAATCTGCCATTCTTCGCTCCTAATTCCGACTTACGTCTAAGCTGCTAGTAACCTTTGCGGATTGCACAAAGCCCAGCCCGCCAGCCAAAGGCGCCTCGAACTGGACGTCATACACACCAGAAAAAGAAAATCCATCACCCAAGTCGCCGATATTTTGTCGTAAGATATTCGTCATAGCTTCAACGTAGAAGTGAATCCATTGATCCGTTTGATTCACTAGGTTCGCGCTCGCCCAGATCTCCGCCACAACCGAAACCGTCCCCGATAGGGAACGGAACTTCTCGATTAGCGTGTTTTTCAGTCCGCCGCTATACAAGCAAATGCGTGGATAACTCAGCTGCAAATTTAGGTCATCGATTTTGGGATTTGCCGAACTGAGAATTACTTGCGTTGACGTGATTAAAGGTAGATTTACGTTGCATGACGCAGCGATCGCGCTTATCTGTTTCTGGAGCGCATTCGCGTTCGTAAGCAGATCAGAAATCTTTTGAGCAGCGAGGATGGTAACCGGCAACATTGTCAGCCCCGTTGAACTGGTCTCGAAAGCGTAATGTAATAATCTGGCACTTGACCGTTCAGCGCTGGAGGACCGTTTACCAGTCCGGATGTCGGCAAGTGCCATGGCTGGCCGATCGTCATTAGGCTGGTGTTCTGCCGGGTAAGGTTCATTTCCGTATTGCTCGCGTATAAGTTCCACCCGATCGCGGAAGGTGGCGCAAGAACCACGCCTTCTTTCATCGCCACAGTCAGATCCAAAACGCCGCTCAGAATTAGACCATTTACTGGACTCAGCGCGCTTTCGTTCCCTCCTGCATCCACCCATGCCGCTTGTACAAACAGAGCCTCCGGGCTCGGATCTCCGGTCCCCGCCGATACCACGGGCATTCCAGGTCTCGGCAACGGTTTGTAGACAATGCCGATTCCGGACATGAAGACCATTTCAGCGGCATCGCTTGCATTCTGCTTGTATTCGGTCCATTTACCTTCGAACCGTGTATTTAGCTGAGTGTTGTAGGCTTCGGCAAAAAATCGGGACAACGAATCAAAGCACAACCATTTATGCAGCGTGGGTGTGACTACCACGGTGGATAGCCCAAGTAAACGCCGATTTATCCACTGCGGATCCGACGCTCCGACGTTTACCAGCCACAACATCAGCTTGTCTTGAATGGTGCTGATCGACAACTCGATCTTTGTTTGAACGTCTATGCCATGCGAGGAAGCGATCTGCACCAGCGAGCTTTCGAATGGCAGGAGATCATTGAGGGTGACGATGTCCGCGTCAGTGAACAAGGCCATGGGTCCCTACTTTCCACTGCTCAATAGATCGTTGCTCGTTCTTCCTGTCACCTGATTCTGCAGATCTGAGTCAGTGATAATCGCCACTTGAACACGTCGGGCGAGTTCAGCCTTCTCAACCGCTTTCTTTGTGGCGGCTTGTTGCTGCCGGTATTGTTCTATCTCTTTTCCGCTTGCCGGCACGGCACGACCTTCGACAATCAGCTTGGCCGCATGCTCGCGCGACACCTCAGAAACAAGCCCAGCTTTTCCGCCGTCCGAAGTCTCGAGGCTGATAACCAGCGGGTACGCGTCATGAAGAGTCGCTTCTATTTCGCGCATTTTTCGATAGTACTGTTTAACGTCCACGCCCCATCTCCTTAAATGAAAAGGGGAGCCGCTACTTACTCGGCTCCCTAATTAGATTCGACAGCCTCGAATGCCTAGCTATTCACCTGAACAGCAAAGTTATTTCGCAGCACACCGCAGCCATAGAGTACGTCAACGGTAAACTGCTGCGACAGCGTGTTTGGTTGATAGCTCATTACAACGCGGATTCCGAAGTTGCCCATTTCCGCATACTCTGCAACCGCTCCGGTTCCCGGAAGAGGTTGAGGTAGCCGCCGGACTACTAATCCGATCGCATCCCGGGTAAATGCCAGGTTGTGCACGTTCGGTGAAGCCGCGCCGGTGACCGAAACGAATTGTGAACGGAAGATGAAAAAGTCTTTCATCTTGCCCACATTGCCTTCGACCAAAGCCTTCAGGCCCGCTTCTCCGGAGGAATAATACTCGCTGAAGCGAGGAATTTGCCTGATTTGCGAATACGTATTGGAATCGACGACCAGGTACTTAGGTGCACTTGGCGGCACCATCGCCGCGAACAGTGCGGTTTCCGCTGCATCGATTGTTGATTCAGTTACGGGCGTCCCCGCGGTTCCTACCGGTGTGTTCGCCGTGAACTGGCCATAAAGACCCAGTAGGTCGTGTTCTACACGCTCTGCAATTGCAATAACCGCCGGCTGCATGTATGCCTTCATCAACCCGGGAAAGGCCAACGCCTTTGTCACATCGGGGATCTGAAAGGTTGCTTCGGCATGAGTATTTAAAACGATCTGAGCATTCCCCAGATTTGGGTTCTGCGGTGTGACGGTGCCGCCCTCCGCAATATTGTTCGCTACGAGTGCTGGCGGTATCGGTACATTCACCGTATCTCCTGCATGTGCGAGCACAGGCTCGTAGTCGCGATTTACCAAGTTCCCCATGATGAGATTACCCATAAGGGCCGGCAATGCCTCAGCAGCTACAAG